TATACGCCACCGCCGGACAGGTGAAGTTACCGGACTTGAAGCCTGTATGCCTTGGGAAACAACGTTGCTGAATACGGGCGGGCGTTATACCTATGGCGTGTATAACGAAGAAGGTTCCTTTGCCATTAATCCTGACGACATGATCCACGTCAGGGCGCTGGGCAACGATCAGAAAATGGGACTCAGCCCGATACTTCAGCACGCCGAAACCATCGGCATGGGAATGAGCGGTCAGAAGTACACGGAGAGTTTTTTCAGCGGGAATGCGCGTCCGGCCGGGATTGTGTCGGTAAAGGGCGAGCTGAATGACAACTCATGGGATCGCCTGAAAAAAATGTGGCAGAAAGCGACGGCGATGCTCCGTAGCCAGGAAAACCGCACCATGTTACTGCCGGCAGAACTTGATTATCAGGCCCTGACGGTTTCTCCGGTTGATGCCCAGCTTATCGACATGATGAAACTCAACCGTTCCATGATTGCCGGGATATTCAACGTGCCGGCGCACATGATTAACGACCTTGAAAAAGCCACTTTCTCTAACATTTCTGAACAGGCGATCCAGTTTGTTCGCTACACCATCATGCCCTGGGTGGCTAACTGGGAACAGGAGCTGAACCGCCGTTTGTTCACCCGGGCTGAGCGTGAGGCAGGCTATTACGTTCGCTTTAATCTTGCCGGCTTGCTCCGCGGTACACCAAAAGAACGTGCACAGTTTTACCATTTCGCCATCACAGATGGCTGGATGAGCCGCAACGAAGCGCGTGCTTTTGAAGATATGAACCCGGTCGATGGTCTGGATACCATGCTGGTGAGCGTGAATGCCGCCGACCCGGATAAAGATGTAAAAACCAGTGAGGATAAAACCGATGAGTGATGACCGGGAGATTCGCTGTTACAGCGGTGAAGTTCGGGCAGAACAACACGACGATCAGCCGACGCACATTATTGGTTATGGGTCGGTATTTAATTCGCGTTCAGAACCGTTATGGGGATTCCGCGAGATCATCAAACCCGGCGCCTTTGATGATGTGCTGGGTGATGATGTACGCGGCCTGTTTAACCATGACCCGAATTTCATTCTGGGGCGCAGCAGTTCCGGGACGCTTTCGCTGTCTGTTGATGACAAAGGGTTGCGCTACGACATCGTTGCACCTGCAACACAGACAATCCTTGATCTGGTTCTGGCCCCGATGCAGCGCGGTGACATAAATCAGTCTTCTTTTGCTTTCCGGGTAGCCCGGGATGGCGAGCACTGGTACGAGGATGATGAAGGGATTGTTATTCGAGAAATATCCCGTTTTTCCCGTCTCTTCGATGTGAGTCCGGTGACCTATCCGGCTTATCAGGAAGCCGATTCCGGCGTTCGCTCAATGAAAGCCTGGCAGGAGGCACGCGACAACGGCGCGTTGAAGCTTGCCATTAACCAACGTATGGCGCGTGAACGCGTCCTGACACTTCTTAATGCATAAGGATCCCCCCATGGCTATGAAGCTTCATGACCTCAAACAAAAACGTAATACCATCGCGACCGACATGCGGGCACTGAATGAAAAAATCGGTGATAACGCCTGGACCGAAGAACAGCGTACGGAGTGGAACAAAGCGAAGTCTGAGCTCGAAGAGCTGGACGAACGTATTGCGCGAGAAGAAGAATTGCGCGATCTGGACCAGAAATACATCGATGATAACAGCGATGAGCAGCGCAACCATCTGGACAAGGATAACGGTAAAAAGCCGGACGAACAGCGCGGACAGATTTTTGATAAATGGATGCGCCACGGTGCCAGCGAACTGACCGCTGAAGAGCGTAAGGCCCTGCGTGAACTGCGTGCGCAGGGCATTGCACCGGATGAGAAGGGGGGCTATACCGTGCCGGATACCTTCCTGGCAAAAGTGGTCGAGCAGATGAAAGCCTATGGTGGCATTGCCAGTGTGGCGCAGATCCTGACCACGTCTGATGGTCGCACCATGGAGTGGGCTACCGCCGATGGTACCGCTGAGATGGGGGTGTTGCTGGGCGAGAATGAGGAAGCCGGCGAAGAAGAGACCGAATTCGGCATGGACAGCCTGGGCGCGTTGAAAATGACCTCCAAGATTATTCGTGTCTCTAACGAACTGCTGCAGGACAGCGCGATCGACATGGAGGCGTATCTTGCCCGCCGTATTGCTGAACGTATTGGCCGTGGTGAGGCCCGTTATCTGATTCAGGGGACCGGCACCGGTACGCCAAAACAGCCGAAAGGTCTGGCTACCTCTGTCACGGGCACCACAGCGACCGCAGCGGCATCCTCTGTGAAATGGCAGGAGATTCTGGCGCTGAAGCACAGCATTGACCCGGCGTATCGCCGTGGACCGAAGTTCCGGCTTGCATTCAATGACAATACACTGAAACTTATCAGTGAGATGGAGGACGGGCAGGGGCGTCCACTATGGTTACCGGATATTGTTGGTGTCGCGCCGGCCTCTGTTCTGAATGTGCCGTATGTGATCGACCAGGAGATTGATGATATCGGGGCGGGTAAAAAGTTCATGTTCTGCGGCGACTTCGACCGGTTCATTATCCGCCGTGTGCGATACATGATCCTGAAGCGCCTGGTTGAGCGTTATGCTGAATTCGACCAAACCGGATTCCTGGCCTTCCATCGTTTCGACTGTATTCTGGAAGATACCTCCGCCATCAAAGCGCTGGTGGGAAAAAGCAGCGCCGGAAGCTGATAACCAGCGCAATTGACTCTTGTATGCCGCGTAATGCGGTTTTTTTGTGCCCGCTTCCCGGCGGGCATCGGAGGTTTTTATGCTGCTCTCCATGGAAGAAATTAAAGCCCAGTTACGTCTGGATGATGATTTTTCCGATGAAGATACCCTACTGGCGTTACTGGGGAAGGCTGCACAGAGCCGGACGGAGAACTATCTCAACCGCAGACTGTATGAGACAGCATCGGACAGGCCCGAGGATGATCCAGACGGGTTGGTTATGTCAGAGGATGTAAAGCTGGCCATGCTGATGCTGGTTTCCCATTTCTACGAAAACCGTTCTGCGGTGACTGAGGTGGAAAAACTGGAACTGCCGATGAGCTTTATCTGGCTGGTTGGCCCGTACAGGTACATCCCATTATGAAACTCCGACAGTCGCAAACTAGCGCCACGTATCTTTTACCTGACCCCGGCGAACTGGATAAACGTATCGCTATTCGCTTGCGGGTTGACGAACCGGGTGACGATTTTGGCGTTTTTGCCACCTATCCGGATGAAATCAGGACCTGGGCAAAGATGGCGCAGCCGGGCGCTGCGGCTTATCAGGGGTCTGTTCAGACCGAGACCACGGTGACGCACTATTTTACGATCCGCTTTCGCCGGCATATTACTGCCGACCATGAAGTTTTCTGTGACGGTCAGATTTACCGTATCCGTCGCGTACGCGACCTGAACAGTAAGAGGCGCTATCTGTTGCTTGAATGTGAAGAGCTTGGCACTGACCGGGGAGCTGTACATGCAGAACAGAGCATTTTTACACGTTGATTTTGAGCAACCCCCGGAGCTGGTTTTTAACCGTGCCCGGATGCGCCGTGCGTTTGTCCGTATCGGTCAGGTGCATATGCGCGATGCCCGCCGCCTGGTGATGCGGCGCGGACGCTCAGCGCCGGGAGAAAACCCGGCATACCGCACAGGCAAACTGGCCCGTTCGATCGGCTATTACGTCCCCCGGGCATCCAAACGGCGCGCCGGCCTGATGGTGAAGATTGCGCCTAATCAGAAAAATGGCGAGGGAAATCGTCACATCTCTGGTGCCTTCTACCCGGCGTTTTTGTTCTACGGCGTTCGCCGTGGGGCAAAGCGTAAGAAAGGACATCACCGCGGTGCATCCGGTGGCAGTGGATGGAGAATCGCTCCCCGTAATAACTATATGGCCGATGTACTGGAACAGCGCCGCAGCTGGACCCGGTATGTGCTGTCGCGGGAGCTACGTAAATCGCTGCGTCCGCAGAGAAGGAAGAAAAAGTGAAGTTAACCCCGATAATTGCTGCGTTACGCAGCCGCTGTCCACGCTTTGAAAACCGGGTGGGCGGTGCCGCACAGTTTAAAGCCATTCCGGAAGCCGGAAAGCTGAAGCTTCCTTCGGCATATGTTGTGCCATCTGAGGATGTGGCCGGAGAAAATCGCTCGCAAACCGACTACTGGCAGGATTTGACGGAAGGATTTTCTGTCATCGTGGTCCTCAGCAATGAAAGAGATGAAAAAGGGCAATGGGCCTCTTATGACGCTGTGCATGATGTTCGCGGTGAGCTCTGGAAGGCGTTGCTGGGCTGGGAACCGAATCCTGCCGGACACGAAATTGTTTATGCCGGCGGGATGCTGCTGGAACTGAACCGCTATGAACTGTATTACCAGTTCGATTTTACGGTGAAGTATGAAATCACCGAAGAGGACACCCGGCAGCAGGATGATCTGGATGCACTGGGTGAACTGAAGACCCTCAGTATTGATGTTGACTATATCGAGCCCGGCGGTGGGCCGGACGGCAATACTGAACACCATACCGAAATTTCTTTCCCGTAATCACCATTCAGGACGTTTTCATGTTTGTAAAACCTAAAAAAGGGCGCTCCGTTCCGGACCCTGCCCGCGGCGACTTATTGCCTGTGGCCGGGCGAAATGTTGAATCTGGCGCGTACTGGTATCGCCGTCTGGCCGCTGGTGACATTGAAATAACCTCAGGTAAAGGGGACAAAAATGACCGTAAGCTTTAGCACAATCCCGGCAGATAACCGGGTACCGCTCTTTTATGCCGAAATGGATAACAGCGCGGCAAATACTGCACAGGATAGTGCGCCATCCCTGCTGATTGGCATGGCTTTGCCTGAGTCGGATATTCCCCCGAATCAGCTTGTGATTATGCCATCGAAAGATCTGGCAAAGAAAATGGCGGGCCGGGGAAGCCAGCTTGCCCGCATGGTTGAAGCCTATCGCCAGGTGGATCCATTTGGAGAACTCTGGGTGATTGCGGTACCGGATAGCAGTCAGCAAGCCAGTGGTACGGTGACCATCTCGGGGACAGCCACTGATGCCGGTACGGTTAATCTTTATATTGGTTCCCGCAAGGTACAGGTGGTAGTAGCAACGGGCGACACCGATGCACAGGTGGCGCAGATGCTGGTTGAGAGAATTAACAATAATCCGGACTTACCCGTTAAAGCAGAATATCAGCCTGCATCGGACGGGGGCTCTCAGGGGATCGTCAAACTTACCGCTGTGAATGGTGGGGCCGGAGGAAACAGTATTCCCATCGCGCTGAATTATTACGGTACCGCCAGCCGTGAAGAGGTACCGGCGGGCGTGAGTATTAAGATCGTGGAAATGAAGGGTGGCGCCGGAGATCCTGATTTGACTCAGACCATTGCAGCGATGGGGGACGAGCCATTTGATTACATTGGACTGCCTTTCAACGATGCTAATTCTCTGCAGTTAATGGCGGTAGAAATGAACGACAGCGCCGGGCGCTGGAGCTACATTCGTCAACTTTACGGTCACGTGTATACGGCAAAAAGCGGATCGCTGTCTGAGCTGGTGGCGTACGGTGACACATTTAACAATCAACACATCACTATTGCCGGCTACGAGAAAGAGGTACAGACCTGCCTGGATGAACTGGTGGGATACCGTTTAGCACGTGCGGCGGTATTTCTGCGGATTGATCCGGCCCGCCCGACCCAGACCGGAGAGCTGACAGGTGCGCTTCCCGCGCCAACGGGTAAACGCTTTACCGTCACTGAGCAGCAGTCTTTGCTGACTCACGGTATTGCGACCGCCTACACCGAATCTGGCGTTTTGCGCATTCAGCGTGATATCACCACCTATAAAACCAATGCTTACGGCGTCGCTGATAACAGCTATCTGGACAGTGAGACGCTGCATACCAGTGCCTATGTTCTTCGCCGTCTGAAATCGGTTATCACCAGTAAGTACGGGCGCCATAAACTGGCGAATGACGGTACCCGATTCGGGCCGGGCCAGGCCATTGTGACGCCAGCTGTGATCCGCGGTGAGTTAGGCGGGATATACCGCCAGCTGGAACGGGAAGGGATCGTGGAAAACTTTGACCTCTTCCAGAAATACCTGATTGTTGAGCGCAACCAGAACGACCCGAACCGCCTCGATGTGCTGTTCCCGCCTGATTATGTCAATCAGTTGCGTGTCTTCGCCGTGCTTAACCAGTTCCGCCTGCAGTACAACGAGGAGACCGTATAAATGGCAAAAATTGCGGGTACCACCTATTTCAAAATTGACGGCCAGCAACTGTCGATCACCGGGGGAATTGAAGTCCCCATGAATACCCGGGTCCGGGATGATGTGATGGGTCTGGATGGTTCGGTGGATTACAAAGAGACGAGCCGGGCACCTTATACCAAGGTGACTGCGAAGGTACCGAAGAATTTCCCGGTCGATAAGATCACCACTTCGGATGCCATGACCATCACCTCTGAGCTGGCAAACGGGCAGGTATATGTCCTGTCCAGTGCCTGGTTACACGGTGAGGCAAACCATAACCCTGAAGAGGGTACTGTCGATCTGGAGTTTCATGGTGAAGAAGGATTCTATCAATGATGAAAGAACTGCCCCTGAAAAAGCCGATTATGGCGCATAACGAAAAATTGCATGTGCTGGAACTGCGTGAACCCACTTATGACGAAATTGAAGCGATTGGTTTCCCGTTCACCGTGTCCGGTGACGGCGGGATCAAACTGGATAGTTCTGTTGCGCTGAAATATCTTCCTGTACTGGCTGAGATCCCCCGCTCATCGGCTTCCCAGATGAGCAAGCTGGATATTTTTAAAGCCTGCATGCTTATCCTCAATTTTTTTACCCAATCGGGGACGGAGGAAGCCTCAGAAAACGACTCTACAACGTCGCCCACTTCTGGCGAATAAATCCCCTTGAACTCCGGCGGGCGGCCATCTCTGATTTTCTGGATCTGGAATCGGAAGCTGTCCGCATCAATGAGGAAGTAAAGCATGGCTGACAGTTTCCAGTTAAAAGCCATCATTACCGCCGTTGACCAGCTGTCCGGCCCGCTGAAAGGGATGCAGCGGGAACTGAAAGGTTTTCAGAAAGAAATGGCCGGGCTGTCGCTGGGTGCCGCGGCAGCAGGAACGGCAATTCTGGGTGCGCTGGCGATGCCCGTAAACTCAGCAATGGGTTTTGAGTCGAAAATGGCCGACATCCGCAAGGTGGTTGACGGTCTGGACGATAAAAAAGCCTTTGCGGCAATGAGCGACGATATTCTGACGCTCTCCACGCAGTTGCCTATGGCGGCAGAAGGGATTGCAGAAATCGTGGCGGCAGGCGGTCAGGCCGGTATTGCCCGCGAAGATCTGATGCAGTTCGCCAACGATGCGGTGAAGATGGGCGTGGCGTTTGATACCACGGCTGAAGACTCCGGCCAGATGATGGCACAGTGGCGAACGGCGTTTAAGCTCACACAGGATGATGTGGTTGTCCTCGCCGATAAAATTAACTATCTGGGGAATACCGGTCCGGCGAACGCGAAGAAAATTTCCGATATCGTGACAAGGATTGGCCCGCTGGGTGGTGTCGCCGGGGTGGCCTCCGGTGAAATTGCTGCGATGGGGGCCACTATCGCCGGGATGGGGGTGGAGTCCGAAATAGCTTCAACCGGTATTAAAAACTTCATGCTGTCGCTGACGGCTGGTAACTCCGCAACTAAAGCGCAGAAGAATGCCATGGCATTCCTGAAGCTTAACCCGGCAAAACTGGCTGCTGACATGCAGAAGGATTCCCGTGGCGCGATGCTCAAGGTGCTTGATTCCCTGGCGAAGGTACCAAAAGCCAAACAGGCAGCAGTGATGAATGCCCTGTTTGGTAAGGAATCCTTAAGCGCCATTGCGCCTTTACTGACTAACCTGGATTTGTTACGGACAAACTTTCAGCGCGTAGCCGATGCCCAGGAGTATGGCGGTTCGATGCAGAAGGAGTATGCGTCACGTGCCGCCACAACAGAAAACCAGCTTACACTGTTAAAAAACAGTATCAACGCTATATCCGTCACGCTCGGGGATACTTTTTTACCTGCGATTAATGACGGGGCAGAGGCCATCATGCCCTATCTGGAAAATGTAAGAACGTTTGTTCGCGCCAATCCGGAGCTGGTGCAGACGGTGGCGAAGCTGGGCGCCGCGTTGCTGGTGGTCGGCGTGTCTGTTGGTAGCCTGTCACGTGCGATAAAAATCCTGAACAGCGTCATTAATCTGTCTCCGGCGAAACTGGCGATCGCAGCACTGGTTGCTGGCGCCATGCTGATTATTGAAAACTGGGACGATGTTGCCCCCGTGATCAAAGGCGTCTGGCAGGAAGTGGATAAAGTCGCTCAGGCGATGGGCGGCTGGGAAACCGTGCTGGGTGGGGTGAGTATGTATATGGCCGGGGCTTTTACTCTGAAAACCCTCGGCTCATTGCGTACCGCCCTTACCCTTGCCACACAGCTTTCCGGTGTGCTTGGCAAAATAGCGATGCTGGGGGCGACGACAGTACAGATTGCGGTTGCTATCTATATGTTTGA